TCAGTAACCTACAACCTGTCCCGTCCGGGCATCGACGACGATGATCCGCACGCGTTCATCGTCCCGGACTTTGACAAGATAGACGGGGTCGCCGCGCTTCGAAAGCTGAACATCGAGCAATTTGCCCGGAACGACCTTCTGAGCCGCGCGCGCCGCGGCGTATTTCGTGACCAGATGGCTCTTGGTGTCTTGGATGACCACGACCTCGGCGGTGTCAGTCTCGGCGGCTTGACCGGGAAACGGCAGGCGGGCGGCGGAGACCTGTGTCGCGGCGACTATCATGAGCGCCGAAGCTATGGCGAGGTCCTTGAGCGTCATTGCCATCTTGCGTGGGTGTCCGTGACGTCTCTTATGAAGCAAGGGCTGAATGCAGCATGAACATGGGTCGGGGACCCTTGCTCGGAGCCTCGAAGGCGGACCTTCCGCCGCCGCGCCCGGCGGTTCTCGGGACGAGGGGTCGGTGCGAAAACACTGGCTGCGACACGTCCACTCCCCTGTCCCTGTCGATTGCGGCGCCAAGCTAACCCGTGGCCTGGGTCGCTGCAATGTCCTTCATCGCCCCCCGCTCAGAAACGGCATGACCTTGGCAGCCAGGGCGCCCACCATGCCCGCAACCGAGCCGAGCAAGAGCAGGATCTTCCATCCCCCGCTCACCGAGACGATGGCGTCCCGCACCGCCCTGAGGTCGGCGCGCATCTCGCGCATCTCCTCCTCGAGCCGTTCGACCTTGACGTTGATCTCCCCCAGCTCCCTCTCGACGGAAAGTCCGTTCATGTCACCTCGCATTTCTGTCCCCTCTGCGGGGGCGGGAGGGAGAATCCGGCCACGGGGATCGGGCCAGGAAAGGCGCCTCCCAACCCCGCCTCTGGCCTCACCCATAGGCCTGGCCCAGCACATCGATCACCACGTCCGCGCCGTCATAGGTCAAGAGGTAGCGGTCCTTTTCATGGGCGCCGCTGCTCACCACCGGTTTGCTCCCGCCGGCCGCCTGCCAGGCCGAGGGCCAGGCGAAGCTCCGTCCTCCCGTGGCATCCTGCTTCACGACCAGCAGCAGCTGCCCGCCAGAGGCCGGCCAGTTCGTCACCGAAAGCACGGCGACATTGGCCGTGAGCGTCGCCTCCGCATGCTGCCCGTCGGCATAGTCGATGGCCAATGTTCCGGCAGCGAGGGCCGGCCATTGGCGCGACAAGGCATGCGCCCCCGTGAAGCCAGACGCGATCGCCAACGCCCCGCTCCCCCGGTCGACGCTGAGCGCGTCATGCCAGCTTGACCCGTCGCTGCTGACCTTGAGGTGCAGGTCGTCGTCGCCCGTCAGCCCGAGTTCCGCCCGACCCGAATAGCCGCTCTGGAACAGCAGCGACGCGGTGTCCGCCGCGCTCTCCTTGTTCATCGTATAGCGCAGATCACCGTCCCCGCCCTCGCTCACGGTCTTGGCCGTGAACAGCGCGGCATTGAGCTTCGCCGCCAGGGGAGTGCTCCCATCCGCCACCGTCCCGATGCCGAGCAGCGCAATATCCTGCAGCGCTGCGGCGGAAATGGGCAGTCCGCCCCAGGCGGCACCGTCCCACACCAGCGCGAGGGTCTCGTCCGCCACCCAGGCGAGCCAGCCCTCCTGGGGCGCATGGAACATCCAGGCCCCGGCCTGGAAGGCAGCGATCTCGTTGCCGTGCCCTGACCAGAGGCCCGTAGCCCCCGGTGCGATCAGATAGCGGTCGCCCTCCCCCGGACTGCCGGGGGGTGCCGTGAGGTCGCGGTCGAGCACCGCCAGCTGCACCAGCGTGTCCAGGCGGTCCAAGGCGTCGTTCACCGTCACATGTTTCTGCGCTTGTGCGGCCTCGAGATAAGGCAGCCGCAGATGCTCGCTCTCAGACATGGATGATCTCCCTGCGCGCCGTGCCCCGGCCATAGGTCGCCGAGACCTGATAGACCTTCACGGCAAAATCATTGGCGGGCGTCCCGAAATCGGCCGCTTGCTGCGCGGCTTCGTATCGGACGGAGGCCTCGTCCACGGCCAGCGTCCTGACCACCTCATCCGATCCGTCGAGCACCTCGACCACATAGGCCTCCCGCTCTTCGGCCAGGGCCACCTCCGCGAGCGCCCAATTGTCCCCGCCGCGGCGGGTACGGCGGACCCACTGGATCAGGATGTCTCCGGAGGCCTCCCGGCGCCCGCGAAGATGGGCGGGACTGTAGGGCCGGAGCCCCGTCCCGGAAAAGGCATGCTCCAGGGTCAGATAGGTGTCGGCGCCGATGTCGTCGCCGGCCGGACCGGCGCGATAATGATATGGCAGCCCCACATCGGCGGCTTGCATGGCAACCGGCACGACCGCTCCATCCAGGATCAGACAGCGCGCACCGGCAGCGATCGAAGCGGCCATCTCCCCCTCGCTGCCGAACTGGCCGCGCAACAGCATCGACAAGGCCCAGCTCTGGGGCCCGACCAGCTCGGCATCGGCAAATTGCAAGACCTCCCAGCGCCCTTCGCCCGTCTCGATCGCCAGCAGATTGCCGCCGCCGAAGACGGCAAGCTCCGGCAGGGACGCGGCAGCCCCTCCATAGAGGCGCAGGACCAGCCGGTTGCCGCGGTCCCAGCGCCCGGTGGGTCCCGCTGCGAAAGCCTCCAGGCTCTCGCCGGCCGCCGCGGGCGCCTGCAGCACCGTGTTCAGCGCATATCCGCTGCCTTGGGGCGAGCGATAGAGGTGGACGGCGCCCGGCCAGGGCTTGGCATAGGCCGCCACATAGCCGGCCCAGTCCGGGTCCTGATCGCGCAGTCGCGGCAGGTCGAGGAAGCCGATCGCCGGCGGCCCGGTGACCGGGGCGACCGCACCGCCCAGCGCGCCCCCATGGCGCTGCGCCACATAGGCGGAGGCGAAGACATCGGCATCGAAGGCCCGCGCCTCGCAGGTCCGAGAGGTGAGTTCGCTCACCCGCTCGATCCGGAGAATGCGGGATCCCGACGCCCTCTCGAGCTTCACCACGTCGCCGGGATCGATGCGCAGTCGCGACGGCGGCAGCGTGAAGCCGGCCTGTTCCCGGGCGACCCAGAGATCCTGCAGCCAGCTGTCCGCGGCGGCTTCGGCGCGTCCCTGATCCAGGACCACCGCGACCTCTGCCTGCGCCACCCGCGCCGTCGCCCCCGGGACTCTTCGCGCCTCAGCCACGGCGGCGCGGTAATCCGCATTGCCCTCGATGAAGCGGAGTTTCGCCACATCGGGCAGCTCCGTCTCCTGCCGCCGGGTCAGCGCGAGAATGTGCCCGTCGCCGCCGCCCTCCACGAGTTCGTCCTCGCTCACCGTGATCGCCGGCGCCAATCCCTGTTTCGAGACGGCACGGATCGCAGTCCCCGTCTCCACCATGTCGAAGCCGAACATCACCTCCAGCGGCTGCACCGCATCGCGGAACGACAGCACCCGGTCGAGGACATAGCCATCCACGGTCCCGTGCAGGCCGGCGGTATCGAGATCCGTGAACCCATAATCCTGACCCAGCGCCTGCAGCAGGTCCGCCAGCGAGACGGCGGTCGCCCGGCCGGAGATCCAGTGCCCCTGGCTCCAATTCTCCGCATCCCCCCAGGCGCTGCGATCGATGGGAAACGACGGAAACGGCCGCGCATCCCACGCCCAGACGGCCATCCGCTCCGCATCGATCATGGGACCGTCATAGCTGCCGGTCGGATTGTTGCCCGCATCGGGGTGCCAGTACCGGTGCACGGCCTCCAGATAGGACCGCTGGATCGTGTCGTCGCGGCCCCCGGTGGAGAAGGGCGGCAAGCCCGAATCCGATGATTTGGCATCGAAGAACAGGTTTGGCTGGTTCGTGCCCTTGTCGATGGCGGGGCAGCCGCATTCGACGAAGCGGATGGGCTTGCTCTGGGCGCTCCAGGCGGTGGCGGAGACCGCCTCCACCCCGCCCGGCCTGTCGTGATGCGGCTGCCCCCACCAGCTCCTCAGATCCTTGTTGCGGAAGACCCAGGGCTTCCCATAAGCGACATCCGTGATCGGCGACCGCCCCTGCGCCCGCCTTGCCTCGGCATCGGCGTAGAACCAATCATACGAGTTTTACCCACGTAACCCCTTGATTTTAAACAATTCTGTCTTTGAGCGGACCGGTATTTTTGCCTACCCTGGCGCCTTCTTAATGCCCTATGTTCAAATATCCGATCAGCTCAGGGCATAATCTCTGATTGATGTACTGCAGACAGGCTATGAAGCACCTGAGTGACGAAGTTCCCTTCTGATATTTATCTTGTTATAAATACAAACACCCAATGTTTGAAAATATAACAACACATCTAGTGCGAATATTTAAGTAGACTCCGTAATTAATTGCATCTAGTCTCCCCTTATCGAAGTAGAGGGGACGAAACATGACGAATGAATTTGAGGTTGGGTCTGTGTTGCCTGATTCAGTTTGCGGGCAACTCGTGCGCGCTGCTTACGATCTAAACGAACAGGTGTCGAAACCTCAGACGGTGGTGGGATATAGGGAGACACGGCGATTGGCTGCTCGGTTGCAGGCATGTCTGGATATTGCGCAAATCGAAGCGCGCGAGTGAGATGCGAGCTTCTGGGGGCGCCGAGGAGTGCGGCGCCCCCAGGCTCAGCCTTCGTCCTCTCCTACCAGTGCGAAAGAGTAGGGTCGGGCGAAATATGCAAATCTGAGTCTGTAACCGTTGGGGACATCGTCCTTCGTGCTGGTGCAGTCAAAACGGATCGCAATGTCGAAGTTGGGAGACTTAAGATCGGCAGACTGGAAGTCCGCCAAGAGTTCGAAGATGTGTCTCTTGTCCGTCAGCTCCACCGTAAATGACCCGGAGTTGCTGGCCTTGTTCCAGGTCGGATCTGTCCATCCGTCGAGGTGTGCGCCGTAGTCGGTCGCGTCGGTTGCGAACCAGATATGGTCCCAGACGCGATCGTTGATTTCTTCGAGTTCGCGCCGCGTGTAGGCGGTCACCGGGCGGCCTCCTGACTGAGTAAGAAGTCCAATTCGGCTTCCAGGGTGACAACAGCTGCTAAGTGATTGTCACGGTGAATGATGTACTCTTCAATTATGCGTTGATACCCGGCATGCCGATCTCTGATGCTTTGGATTTGCCGCCGGATCTTTGCTATTTTTTCCTCAGTCGTGGGAGGGACGCGCTTGGGCCTGCGGGTCCGCAACTTACTCACTGGCATCGGCGAGCCTCGCCCTTAGTCTCTCGACGCGTTCAAGCGCCTGGGTGCGATGGGCGCCTGAACTCCCAGCGGCCATGTGCGTCCAATAGAGGATCGCTTGCTCAGTGGTGAATCGCTCGGGCATCGTTGAGTGTTTTCTGGTGGTGGTCCAAGAGGTGGCTGAGTCGAGTCCGCCGATGCACGCCTGAGGTTTGTTGGTGGTGGTCATGATTCAGTCCTCTGAGCCAGGGCATCTGCAGCTTGCTGATAATTGGCGAGATCCATTCGCTCGGCTGGCGACATGGGCTGATCGATAGTCCTTTGCTCGTCCTGCAGCGAACGGCGAAGCCTGAGAATTTCCACCATGTCGGTCTGGCGTAAGGTGTTCGCTGGTCTCTCCTCGATGGCTCTGATCTGGCTAAGGAGGTGATCGCGGCGGGTCGCTGCGGATGTCGCCCGGTCGGCTGCATCTTTCTCGATCCGTGTGATCTGTTGGGTGAGAGCGATACCGGCGCGGCGGTCCTGCGCTGTCCTGGAGAGGACGATGCGTTCCAGATGTTCCTGAGCCAGTGAAGCGGCGTCATCTTCTGCAAAGGCGCCCCAAGGGTCGGCGAAGATGTCCGCGATGAGGGCTTGGCGGTTCTCTAGCGGTAGGTTTCCATCGATCGTCTTGAGGTCCTTGGAGGCAAGGATCTCCTCGATGCGATGGACTAGGAGGCGACGGTTGCGGAGCTTGAGAGCGTCGCTCATTAGTTCGCGAGCCTGTACGGCGTGAGCGCCGGGCTGTTGTGCATAACGGCGAGCAATTCGGCATCTGGGAGTTGCTCCCTGCGAGCGCCGGTAAATAGGGCGACCGCGACGTACTCATCAGCGCAAACGATGGGGATAATTTCCTCGATTCTGGTCACGTCGAGTTTTGCAACTGGACAAAAATCGCGGATGCGACGGGCAATAAGTCTTGCATGGGCGTTTTGCATAGCGGTGGGCATGATTAATTAGTTTCCTTGCTTGCGAAATATTCGCGAAGAGCGGCGACAATAATGGATTGCTGAGACACTGAGTGGTGCACGGCCTGTAGGCGCAATCGGACTACAAGATCAAATGGCAAAGCTACGCTGGTTGGGAGAGTTCCCTTCCGGGAGTGGTTGGACCTGGTATTGTTCTTGATGGATCGAGTCTTCATTTGCGGACAATGAGGAGTTCTCCCTGAAAAGTCAATGTGAGCCACTTGAATATTAATAGTGGCGTAAATTGATCAAGCAAAGGGGATGAAGCTGGAGGCGGGTTACTGCTGCGCCACTATTTAGTGGCGTGGTTCAGGGATTGACTTCCGAACCCACATGTGCGATAGGAAGTCAAGATGGTAAAACATCTCGGTTTGCCGCCAGAAGCGATGAACTGGATCAACTCTCTGTGACCGGCTTGGACGGCGAATTGCAAACGCCGTCCTACTACCCCGTCAGTCATGGAGCCTACAGATACCCCAATCAGCCGGAGGTGAAGCACCGCACATGGAGAACTATAATGAACACGCACGCCCAAGATTCATTTCAAGATAATTCGCGCGCCGATAAGGCCGCCAACGACAATTCCAAAAGCCAACATATTCCAGGCGACGAGCCGACAGGATTTAAGTCGGACACTCCTCCCCCAGATGACAAACCGAAGTATGTAACCGGCGACCTTCTCCGCTTTGAACGGGAGTTCTCCTCCACGTTCGACGCAGAAACTTTCATGCGCTTGCATCACCGCAAGGGGGATCTAGGCTATCGACCGGGCGCCGACGAGCAAGGGTACTTCTGGCAGTGCCCAAACGAGACAGCTCATGCTGACCAATCCTTTGACCGTCCCACATCCTTCTATGTGATCAACGCTTCGGATAACGCCGATTCTGGATTTGAGATGGGCTGCCCTGATCCGGCATGTGCTCACTTGAAACGGAACGATTTCCTCGACCAGTTTTGCGTCAAGGACAAGGTCACGATGGAGGCGCTAGAGAGCTTCGTGGCTCCGGCTGAAGATGAAAACGAGGATGAGGATGAGGCAGACGAGGACACCGTCTCCATCCAGGATTACATACGCTCTAGAGTGACCGGGACTCGCGACCCCGAGCAGGTTTCAAATGTCTGCCGTGGTATATTGATTGGTCCGCCCCACCCCCCGTTGGTCATAGGGAACGCGATCAAACTCATCGCCTCACTGTCTGGTTTTACGGAAACTGAAGTAAAAGCAGAGTTTGATAGACTTCGGAAATCTTCCGAAAAAATTCACGAGGCCAAAAATTCCAAATCGAAACATAATGATGAAGAGTTTGATTTAGAAGATGCATATGAAAAACGTTACAACAAACGATATGTTTTTATTATCCAAGACAAGAAGCATTACGTCCTCCGAGTCCCCCAGAGCCGCGATGAGACCTACGAACTGTACTCACCGCAAGCTTTTTTTGATTTATATCTATGGGATTCATATTATTACGAAGATAGTTCAGGGAAAACGCGAAAAGGTTATGTGGCGCGAGCTTGGTATGAAACTGAGCACAGACTCAATTTCCCAAGCGGCATCGGTTTTTTCCCTGATGGCAAGATCCATAAAGGGTATTGGAACGAGTATTGCGGTCTAGCCTTCGAGCCGAACAAGGCTGGGAGTTGGGATAAGCTAAAAACTCACATGTTGGACAACATCTGTCAGGGTGACAAAGTACATTATGAGTGGCTGATGTCCTGGATGGCGTTCAAGGTTCAGCACCCCGATAAGAAGCCCGAGAGTGCCGTTGTACTGATAGGCGAAAAGGGGGTAGGCAAATCAAAACTGTTCGAGTGGTACGCTGAGATTTTCAAGCCTCATGCAATCATTGCGACACAGCAAGAACATATCACCGGGCGGTTCAATGACCACCTCCGCAAGGCGCTCCTTCTTGTTTGTGAAGAGTCAATATGGGCTGGAAATCACAAGGATCATGGGGCTCTAAAGAATCTCATCACGGGCGGCAAAGTACAATACGAAGCGAAATTTAAAACCGCTGGACAGGGTGAAAGCTATACAGCATTAGCCTTCATCTCCAATGAGGCATGGGTTGTCCCTGCATCTCTCAGGGAGCGCCGTTACTTCGTCCTAGGTGTGGGTGATCAAAGGCGCGGTGACACGAAGTACTTTGGTGATATCGATCTGCAGATGAAATCTGGAGGAAAGGAAGCCATGCTTGCCGAACTTCTCGAGTGGGATTTCAGTAAGGCTAACCTGAGGAAGCCCATCAAGACGAAATGGTTGGTTGAACAGGCTGAGCAGAGCATGGAGCCGCACGAGGCCTGGATAGTAGAGGCTTTACGCTCAGGAGAGTTCCTTTCGGACTGCAGGAGGATAGAACTCAATTGGCAGGATGAGACTGAGGTTAGTAAGGACGATGCCCTTCAGCTCTATTGGAGCTATATCGACAGCAGCTATCCCACCGGCACTAAACGCAAGCTATCACGGGTAGCCTTGGGAAGGGCGCTTCATGCACTAATTCCTGGCTTGGTATCAGACCGGCAGAAAAGCGACGGATCGCGTCCATACTTCCTCCCTCCGGCAAAGGACATGCAAACTCATTTTGAGAAAGACGGCCTGGAGTTCGAGCCTCGGAAGAGAGCCGCCTAACAGTATCCAAACTGAAAGCAACTGGATGCAATTTCAAACTGTTAGACTTTTTTCGTTCAAAATCAACGTTTTAACAGGTTAACAGTATAAACAGGCTAGCAATCGCTATTGGTAACCGCTCCCCGACTGAGGGTGTGTGTTATCTCTCTTTGATCCGTATATAGTGAATCTACCTGTTAAACATGTTAATCCTGTTAAGAGTCTGAAAAGAAACGAAAAATCGCCAACAGGTTTCTTAACAGGTTCCCGCGCTGCCTGTTAAGGAATGAAAGCGGTGACCCGTACTAATAGACGTTTATAACAGCTACCGGAGTGAACTGCTCTCGCCCCTCTCTAGCGAAGCCCTCCATGACGTGCATGCTCCACTTTAAGCCGGGATTTTGGGGAAGCGCAGGGATATTATACAGTTCGCGAATATCGCTCGCCAGAGTGTGAGCTTGCAGACCCATCCTCGCATAACCTCGCGCTAGAGCGTCGTCGGCCTCTTCGCGGCCACCAAACTCCGCCATTTCCTTAATCGCATTCCATTCCAACGTGGTTTCCGTAGAGAGATTCAAAAGGCGTGCGGATAGAGCAAGGTCTAGGTATTTCCAGGAATTGTCTTCTGGAAACTGAGGTATACTCCATACCTTACCCAGAGGCGCCCCTTCCTCTCCTTTACTGAAGAGATGATTGTTGTAATCGGAAAGAGCTTGTCCCGTGTCGATAATAAATCGATCAAGGGAATTGGTGATCCTTAGTCCGAGGTATGTCGCATCTATCTGCTGAGCCTTCTTAATAAAATAGTGTTCTTTCCAGTACCCGAGGCCAAAAGTAAAAAGAGCGGAGATAAGACCGCTCCCCAAGCCTAAGGCTATGATTTGTGGCCATTCCATGCTCAACTCTCGAAAAATCTCGGGGAGGACGAAACTATGATTGATAAACGCCCGTCGTTTACTCGTCTACCTACTATCACTGACCAGAAGTATCGGTCACCTATGAACGCAAAAGGACTGGCCAAATTGGCGGCTCAGATAGACGCCGCTCTACTGACTGGGACGTTGAACGGTTATGAAGAGAAAGCCTTGATAGACATACAACGCCGCATCGTAGAACGAAGGCTACTCACGGGTCCTCAAGAAGCCTTCGTGTACAAACTGCTAGCCCAGGCTGGCGTTCTGTAAATTTCTGCAAATCTGGAATATAAAACCTATGTTAAGGTATGATCAGTGTCCCGTTCTAAAACCATTGCTCAGGCTGGCTTACATTGCTAGGCAGGGGGCCAATGCTAGCATGCTCGCTAATGGAGCGATTATGATTACTACAGCTACCATAATCCGAGATGTGTTGGAGAAAGAACAACTCAGACTTCTTGCAAAACAAATGGTGTCACATGGGACTATCGGCCTACTCTCCGGTTTCCTAGCAATTTACTCATTTGCATGGATAGAAAGTTTTGAGGCTGAAAAGACTGACCCTGAGTTGCAGGATCGCATCATCTATTGGTGGTCCAACGCACTTGCTATAAGCGTAGTTGGCGCAACCCTTCTTAGCCTTTACCAACTCCAGGCAGCGCTCAGGGCATTTGCCGTTTTTTTTAAGTCGGTGTGATCGCAGTTGTGCCACTCGGTGGGGCGCAATTTGACCAAACACAGGCCGGCAGCCTAAGCACTTTCGCGCAAGAATATTACGTTATCTCAACTTTAACGTGTATTTCGGTATCTTTTTGATACTGTTGCCAAAAAGACACACCCAGGTCAGTTTAATTGGCTATGGCCCCGTACCAAAAAACCCCTCTGAAAAACTGTAATCAAAGCTAGCAAATCCGCCACTCTCCAGCCCATCAATCTCCGTGCCAAATATCACTTCTTTTTTAGTACAGCCGGTGATAGGGTCATTTCATTGGAGGAATGCAGATGAACAAGCGTGCGGCGATCTATCTCCGGGTGTCGACCAAGGAACAGACGACTGACAATCAGCGCCTTGCCCTTGTCGAGGTCGCTGAGCACGCTGGATGGCAGGTTGTCGAGGTCTATGAGGACCACGGCATCAGCGGCGCCAAGGGTCGTGACAAGCGGCCTCAGTTGGATGCCATGTTGAAGGACGCCACCCGCCGCAAGTTTGACGTGGTCATGGCGTGGTCAGTTGATCGCCTGGGCAGGTCACTGCAGGATCTCGTTGGTTCCCTAGCAGATCTTAGAAGTAGCAATGTCGATCTCTTTTTGCATCAACAGGCGCTCGACACCACGACGCCAGCAGGTAAGGCGATGTTCGGGATGCTGAGTGTGTTCGCTGAGTTCGAGCGCTCCATGATTGTTGAACGCGTCAACGCTGGGCTAGCGCGAGCGCGTAAGACAGGGACAAAGACAGGTCGCGCATTCGGGCGCCCGACGCTTAAGCCTGCTACTGTCGATCGCATTCGCCGATCATTGAACGAGGGGCTATCGATCCGCAAGACAGCCGAGGCAACAGGCGTCAGCCCTGCAACCGTAATGAAGTTTCGTCCGTAGTGGGAGGGACCCTGACGCACCCCTGGGTTGTGGCCCTCAAACGCGCCCTGTAGCTGTCAGCCTAACCCACAATAGTTTCAGCACGGGTTGCTTCTTGTCTCGACGCAAAAATCCGAGTTACTGAGCTTTGGGTTTGGTACCAAAACCATTATTATTGCAAGAATTACAAATACAATTCCAGCAAGACCATACTTATATCGACGCTCTCCCTGCTTCACTCTGGAAGTTAGAAGCTTATAAAGAATTATGAGAAGAGCCAATATTATCATTGGCTTAAATATTTCACCCAGAGGCGTGAAAAATATTACGACAATAGGAATTGCAATATAAGGAAAAATCTCCTTTATAAAATTAATCCAAGGATGGTTCACGTTGACTTTTTCCATTTTCTAAAATAGAAATATGATTTCTATTTCATTTTAGTCCCTCGGCATCGTATTTAGCCGATCGAGTTCAACATGTGTCAATCTATATTACAGAGTTCGCATCAATTGCGAGCGATGGTTCCGCAAATCTCTTAAACGAGACCCCCCGCGAGCCTGCTATTGCCTCCAGGAAGATCGCGACCTCAGCAACCGCCGTCCTTGTAACGATGAACTCGGACACTCGTTTTGTGCGCGTAATCGCCGACTCTGCGGTTTGCATCGCTATCGGCACAAGTCCCGTCGCCACCACCTCCGACCGGCTCCTCCCAGCTAACGCAATTGAACGCGTGCACTTCCCCGATGGCTACAAGCTTTCGGTGATCGCGGCGTCCTAAATGACTGAGCGCCATACCTTAGAATTTGCTATCGATGCAAAGAAGGCCATTGCAGGTTCCAAGCAGGTTGTCAGCGGCCTCGATAAGATTCGAATCGCCGTCGAGAAACTCAACGCCGCACAAAAGGCTGCCGCCAAGGTTCCCGCCCCCAGGATCTCCTCTGCCGCTCCAGGTGGGGGCCGCATGATCAGCGCCCCGCGTAGTCCAGCCATCCCTCGGACCTCAACAGGCACCGTCGACGCCACGAAACTCCTCCGCGACCAGGAAGCTCAACTCTTCCGCAACATCGCTGCCCAGAACCGCGCTGAGCGAAGTGCCGCGCTTCTTACAAAACAGCTAAACAATATGGGAGGTTCGAAGGCCTCTATTGCATCCGTCACCACCGCGATAGATGGCCTGAACCGTGGCTTTGCGGCAGGTGTCAACTCAGGTCATGACCGAAACCGGATCATGTCGCAGTTCGCCCAGGCAACACAATCCGCCCGGATGGAAGCAGCCCGCGCTGACGGTGTTGTAGGTCGAGCTGCAAAATCGTTCCTAGGTTTTCAGCTCTCAGCCGGTAAAGCTGGTGGCAAGCTCGGCACCTTCGCAAGCGCGATGTCCAATGTCTCACTCGCCGCTGGCACCCTCCGGGGAGGACTGATCGGTCTGGCTGGGATCATGGGAGGCAGTGCCTTTGTCCGGTCCGCCGACACATGGACCAACTTCGAAAATAAAATTGGCCTCACCGCGAAATCCACAAATGAACTGGCAAGCGCACAGGCGGAGCTATTTCGAATTGCCCGCGAAAGCCGCTCCAGCCTCGAAGCGGTCAGCGGTTTGTATACGCGACTCAGACTTGCCGGTAAGGATCTGGGGACCACCCTATCCCTAACTCAGGTCATCTCCCAATCCGCCAGCCTCGGCGCAACTGCCCAGGGCGCCGCTAATGCGGTCACGCAGCTGTCCCAGACCCTCGGCGGAGGCGATGGAGCAATCCTCCGCGCAGAAGAGTTAAACTCAATCATCGAGGGTAGTCCAAATCTACTCAACCGAATGGCGAGCGGTCTCAACCTGACCACCGGAGAGTTCATCAAACTTGCACGCGCGGGCGGTATTAGCGCAAAGCAGATTCAAGATTCCCTCACTGGTCAGGCCGATGCCATCGCGAAGTCTTTTGAGTCTCAAAAGGTCACCGTTTCCAGCGCCCTCGTCGTCTTTGACAACGCGTTCGCCAAAATCAGCGGCGATACTAATGGCATTAATGGCGCCCTTTCAACACTCATCCTGGAGGGCGCGGACGGCATGGTCAAACTGTCGGATGGCATTAAGGGCCTCGGAGGCTCATTCGACATCGCCAAGGTGTTCAGCACCAACTTCGCGAGCGGTACTCTCACCGATATCAACAATATCATCGCGGCTTTCAAAGGCCTCAACACCTACGTCAAGGACATGTTCGGGCTCGGCAAGTCGGCGGTCCCTCCCGATCAGATGGCCACCTATCTAGGCAACTCGAAAGCCATCAGCGACAGCTACTATCAAAGTTTCGCAAACGATTACCTCAGCCGCCTCAAAGCAGAGTTTGAAGCACAGACAGGCGGGTCCAGCCTTGGCCCACGATCGACGCCGACGCCGGGTCCTAATGGAGAGTCCTTCTCCATCAGTCCGTCGGGCGGAGGTGCTCCAGGTCCAAACAATCTGAACGCACCAACCGACGCTTGGAAAGGCTTTAATTCGGGGCTCGACGAGTCCGCGAAGAAACTCACCGATCTCAAGACGACCGTAGTCACTGACCTTTCGAATGGAATCGCTGAAATGGCGCTGAGCGGTAAGGCCAACTTCTCCGCCATGGTGGAAGATTGGAATAAAAAGTTGATAGCCCTGGCAATCTCATCCGCGTTCCAGGCTGTCCTGAACATGCTTTCTGGTGGCATGGGCGGCGCTGGAGGTGGCATGGGAGGGATGATCGGTAGCACCATCATGAGCTTTTTTAACCACGATGGGGGTCGTGTAGGCGACTACAACCCTCATACTCGTCACCTCCCGGCATCACTTTTCATGGGGGCGCCAAAATTCCATGATGGGCTCACCAGCAAAGAGTTCCCGACTGTCCTCGAACGGGGAGAAAGGGTGCTCACAGAAGCCCAGGACGCGCGCAACATCGCGACCATGACTGGGCTTTCCAGTGTCGCCCTCACTGCCCAGCGGGCAGCAATCGCAGCACCATCTCCCAACGTCGAGATGCCGGTCACGATCATCAACAACTCGGACAGTCAGGTATCAACCAAAAAGTCGGATGACGGCATGGGTAACATCAGGCTCGAAGTATTGGTCGAGAAGGCTGTGAACAAAGGGATCAAAGAAGGCCGCTTCGACGGCGCCAACAGAGGGAGATACGGAATGCGTCCCTCCTCTGGTATTAGATAATCATAAAAAGAAAGGTATATATTACACATTATGTTCTTAGGCACGTCAGCAGCCGATCGTCTCGGCGCAGGTATTTACAGCCCACAATTTGCACACCCCGACCTGAGTTATTGGTCGCCGATCTGGAAAAGCATTCGAGACGCCTACCTCGGCGAGATCGAGGTAAAGCGGAAAGGCACAAACTACCTCCCGCGCCTCGACAACATGACCACCAGCGAATACGCCGCCTATCTCGATCGAACCGCATTCTACAACATGGTGGCTCGGACTGCGAACGGGATGGTCGGAAGGCTGTTCCAGCGGCCTCCTAAAACTGAGGGCGTACCTTCCAGGCTTAGCCTAAACGACGTGACCCTCAACGGTCAGTCTGTTGACGCCTTAGCCCGTGAGATCGCTCAGGAAGTGGTTCTTACGGGACGAGTCGGCGTGATGCTGGACGTCGATACAGAGCGAGACAGCATCGGCTACTTTAACGTGTATTCGGCTGAAAACATTCTCGACTGGCGCACCGAGCGAGTCGGCGGGAAGATCCAACTCACCTACGTCGTCCTGAGAGAAATTGAGACGAATGCGGACCGTCTACAGATGCAGAGGTACCGGACAGTCTATCGCGTCTTGAGCTTGGATAAGGAGGCGGACGGAAGCCGGGTCTACCGCTCGTATCTCCATAGAAATGAAAACCTCGGGACGGAGGCCGACGAGGTGTCGACAGCCCTCAATCGAGGCACACCTCTAGATTACATCCCCTTCAAGTTCTTCGGCCCAAATAATAACGATCCGGGCATTGATAAACCGCCGATCCTGGACATCGTCACCCTGAACTACGCTCATTACAAAGCCAGTGCTCACCTGGAGCATGGGCGCTTCTACACGGCGAGTCCGGTCTACTACGTCCCAGTCGGACCAGGGAGCGACAGCAGCTCCACGTCTTACACTTTGGGACCCAGCGTTGTCTGGGAGGTCGACACTGAAAGCAGCCCTGGAATTCTCGAATTCAACGGCAGCGGCCTAATGTATCTGGAAAACTCCCTAAAGGAAAAGGAGGCAATGGTCGCCGCTCTCGGTGGCAAGCTTGCCGGGATACAGCCTGCAGCCGCCTCCGATTCCGATGCGTCGGCAAAGGTCAAATCGGCGGGGGAGCATTCCACACTCATCGGCATTGCGGAATCCATCGAAACGGGGCTTACCGATCTCCTCCAATGGTGGGCGCATTGGCAGGATGTCTATGACCCATCCGGCATCACGTTCACTTTGACCCGCGCGTTCGGTTTCGATTTTGACGCAGCTGGTGCTCGTGAGTGGAGGGCAATCCATGCCATGTATAGTGATAAAATTATCACAGTAGAGGTGCTCTTCGAGTACCTCCAACGCGCCGCGATCGTCCCGGACTGGATGACATTAGCTGAGTTCAGCAACGCACTCCGAGATCCAGCCTCATTCCCGGGGCTGGACCTCACACAAGATCGGCTTGCGGCATGAGTTTCATCGCTGAAAACCGATTCATCGTCGAGGACGGAACCGGCCTCGCGGATGCGACCTCCTATGCCACAGTCGAGGATGCCGACGACTATCTCGTGGTCAACCCTCACGCATGGTCTGCCTGGGCTGACTTACCAGCCTCCGCCAAGGAATACCTTCTGAGATGGGCGACGAGGGAGCTCGACCAGCGCGCAAGATGGCAAGGCCGCAAGACTGTTGCGAACTCAGCACTAGCGTGGCCCAGGGCGTTCGTCCCAGGCACCGAGTGCCGGTTCCTCGCCTCGGATGCGGTCCCTCTCCAGGTCAAGCAAGCCACCATCGAGATGGCGCGGCTCCTCCTCGACAGAGATCCTGGCACCGATCGCGGGCAGGACGGACTGAAAGAACTTGAAGTGGATGTCATCAAACTCGTCTTCGATGAGAGCTACAGGCTTCCCGAAGTCCCGCGATCAGTGATTTACCTCCTGCGAGGTTTGGTGGTCTCATTTTCGAATGGAACCAAAACCCAATCCGCAACGATTGTCCGCGCATGATGGTTTTGCGTAATCTCGTCAAACAACAAGTAGTGAATGCGTTCGAGAGCATCGGCTATCTGGTCGAGAGCATCACGTATAAACACGTGACGTTGGGTGCTTATGACCCCACATCCGACACCGTAGCGACCACGGTCCAGACGTTCACTATTCCTGCCGTCTTGGTCCAATTTAAACTTACTGAGTTGGACACATCGATCATCGTTCAAACAGATCGTAAATGTTTGATTCCTGCACTATCTCTGCCGATCACCCCTACCGAAAACGACCAGATCATAGCTCTCGGAAGGACATGGAATGTCCAAGCCATTCTAGGTGTCCCAGGTGCCTCTTTTCATATCTTACACACCCGAGAGGTCTGACAGTGTCGATGGAATCTATGAGGTCCTACGTTGCCTCGACACTAGCGGCGGCACTACCGGACACGCCGACCCATTGGGCGAACCAGCTTTTCGCCCAACCGGATGGTCTCTTTCTTTCGGTGAGCATGAACGATGGCGAATCGCTGCGAGCCAACTTGGGAGCCCAGTTCACTGTTCGGCACGTTGGAAGACTTGAGGTCACCGTGTTCGTACCTCAGGACACGGGTACCCGTGCTCTATACCTAGCAGGCGAGACGGTAGGGCGGACATTCCAGGAACTGGGGGCAAACCTACCAGATAGTGCAAGGCTGCTTTTCAGGACGCCGTCTTACAGTGACGGCGGCACTGTCGGCGGCTTCTATACCCTAGTCGTTCGCATACCGTATCTGAGAGACGAGCGCTAAAGTAATGCATAGGCGGGGTGGAGAAAGTGAGGAGCAACCTCCTTCTCGCCACCCCTTACCTCTGACCTCATAAGCGAGGAGCCCTTTTTAAGCTAGTTACTGCTCCAGCGCCGGTGCTGTGCCGTCGTCCTGCTCTACAAGGATGGGCGCCGTGTAACCCTGCGCACGAGCGTTCAACGACCAAGTCCTTGCCCGATCAACGGCGTCTTGCTGATCCGGGAAGTTGTCATAGTCGCGACCATTGCACCGAATTGCCCAGGCACCCTTTAGTTTCCGAACGATGAGCCGGTTGTCTCGCATTGGTTTTACTCCCTGTTTACGAATCAACTCAACCTTTTGTCGAAGGTTGCGTTTCCTTCGACTTTAAAGTGAACAGGGTTGAGTGCTTTGCACGGGTCTAATCCTCACTCTCAAACTCACTGACCTCGCGCCTAGGGTCTAATGGATCGATCTTAGCCATCCATCCTGCCAGCCGTGTGACCATCGCCCCAGCGTCACCATATCCTCTGGCAACTTTACGATCGCCGGAGGAGTGGCCCATTATGCGCTCGACCACTTCCTCCGGTGCCTCGATGAGGCGACTAGAGTCTTTGAATGTGTGGCGGAGGCTGTGGACCACGACCCGTTTGTCCGTAATCCCTGCCCTTCCGCGAATGAGTTTCGATAAACGCTTCCCTATACTCGCGTACCGGCGCCCTTGTCCGTTGGGTTTTAGATCGAACAAATAAGGACTATTGACCGCCCTCGCTGTGAAATCCAGGAATCCATCGGCAAGCAATTTCGGATGCACCGGGACAGTCCTAACCGATGAGGCGGTTTTGACTTTGTTGGTTCCGAGATCATGGATGTGGATAACGTGGACACCGCCTATCCTCTTTATGTCGCCCGGCGCCAACTGGGCGATTTCTTCGCCCCTCGCCCCCGTGTAGATAAGGACTCTCAGAAACCATAGCGCCTGATCGTCGTCTTTCCATTCGTCCTCGGCTTTCACTAGGATGGTCTCTAACTCTGAGGGTGCTAAGGAACGTCGCTTATTCGCCACGGTCTCAGCATGGCCCCCCTTCCCTCTGTGTATGCGGATATCGGATGCTGGATTAGACTCTATCAATCCTTCAGAAGCAGCGAAGCTTAGGAGAGCCTTCACACACCTCAAGTGCTTCGCCGCAGACGAAGGAGCGAGTCTCTTCAGATTCTTCTTCTCCGCTATCGCCAGGAGTTTGGTAACCGACAGTCCCGCAGTCCCCTTCTGGTTTAAGTTCGGAAGGCGCGACACAGTGTTACGGAAATCGCGGATATGATTTGCGCGTATGTCCGTGAGCCTCAGTCCAGGATTTAGTTCCTGGAAGAGCTTGGCAGATTGAAGGAACTGGATCCCGACGGAAGGCGACTTAGCCGCATACCAAAGAGGGTAAAGTCCCACCAGGGTCAAAGCCTCTTCCCCTGACTTTGCAGTTTTCTGATCCAGTTTGAGTTTCTTAAGCGTCTCGGTGTGTTTGGCTACCTGCCGGGCTTTAACGTCCGACTCCGCACGTAGCGCAGCGATCGTGGCCTCTGACTCGTCCTCGTCCGCCTCTCCGTCCAGGTGCACGAGATCATGAAGCATTTCGGCTTTATAAGCGGCGCGTTCTCCGGAAGCTTGCCGATCCTTCACCCATTTGAGATAGCCCCTGACACCTCCCTCGGCATCTATGGCCTGACGCTCCTCGAAAGTAAGGGAAGGCAGAAGGGCTTCCGCTTCCTCAATCGGATCGGGCGCCCTCAATCTAATGATGAGTCGATCGTGCCGGGCCGCAAGCTCGCGAGCTTTCGTTTGTGCGAGACGTTCATCGGATGTGTCCAGACTTACCTTCCAGCGCTTGCGCCTTACTTTGGACGCCACGTCTGGAGGGACAACCCGCAAATAATAGAGGTTAGTCGACTGCCCCAACTTATGGACGTAGTTGTTTTTGGATGCACGCATGAGGGCGACTCGCATGTTCTATATTGCCTAGGTTTTTACCTAGGTTTTTGCCTACCCTCAACTTTTTTATACGTTATAAATCATAATGTTATAGAAGCTGCCCGCTTCACGGGTCTAACGAAAAGAACCAATCATAATGTTCACCGCCTTCGATCTGCCCTTGCAGATAGTCCTGGGCATAGATCGTGACATGGCCGAGGTCGGGATCGAAATCGACATGATCCTGGCCCTCCCGCCAATCGGAGAGCGGCAGGTAATTGTCGATGCCCACGAAGTCGATGTCGCCATGGGCCCAGAGCGGATCGAGATGGAAATGCACGTCGCCCGTGCCGTCGTCGGGCCTGTGACTGTGATATTCTGACCAATCCGCGGCATAGCTGATCTCCACATCCTCCCCGAGCAGCGTGCGGGCCTCCTCTGCGAGAGCCTGCAACCCGGCGACGAAGGGATAGCTGCCGGCGCCGTCGCGCAGCTGGGTCAGGCCCACCATCTCCGAGCCGATCAGGAACGCATCCGCATTTGCGCCCTGGGCGAGGGCCGCATAATGCAGGATGAAGCGGCGGTAGGACCATTCCGCCGGTCCGGAATAATCGACACGCTCGTCCTCGGCGTCGAAGGAGAAGTCGGCCGCGGCGGCAGTGCCCAGGAAGGCGTCGACCTGCGTTGCCGCCGCCGCGGTCTTGTCGGCGGCCAGGGCGCCGGTTCCGCTATTGGGGAAAAAGGTGGACAGCCCATGGCGCAGCGTGGCTTGCGGTCCCACGAAACGAGCCGTTCCCACCGCTGAATTCGCAGCCGTTGGAAAGGAGCCCACCGCTCCGAAGGCGGGAAACAAATCGACGCGAAACGCGGTTCCGGCGGGATCCTCGAGATCGATCCACAGCCGCCGGAAATCTCCCTCCGTCTCCATTCCGGAGCCGTGCCGGGTGAGGCCTGCACCGCTGGTCAGCGCATTCACCTGGTCCGTGACCGGATTGTAGCGCAGCGTGACGGCATGGGTGGACAGCCTCGTGAACACGCGCAGGGCGGGGAACGCGACTGCGGCTGCATCCCGCTTCACATAGACCGACACCGTGGCGCGCTTGCCGATCAACGCGCTGACCGCAGAGGACGCAAACCCCCCGGCACTTGTCGAGGCATCCTGCAGCACCAGCAGGTCGCTGCTGACGCCTGCGGGCGTGTCGCCGGCTTCCGGGGTCACCGTGACCGAGGATTTGCTCCAGGCGCTGAGCGTCTCGGTGGTCGGCAGGAAATTCTGCCGCCCCGGCGCCGGATCGGCCGTGATCCGTCCCCGCCACGGATAGGCCGGCTGCGACGATGCTCCCGAATAGGGGTCGCTGAGGCCATTGTCTGCGGCGATGTCCATCATCAGGAAGGGCAGCACGGTCACGTGATAGCCCCGCTCCTTCAGCGCTCCCACCGCGCGAACGACGGAGGCGTCGTTGGGGGTGCCCCCGAAGGCCGGCCGTTCTGCGACCAGCGTCACCACCTCCGCCTCTTCCCGCGTCAGCCCCGCGACGCGCCAGGAGAGGGGAATGGTCTCCTTCTCCCCATTATCGACTTTCGGGCGGATGCTGCAGTCGGCGCAGCGCAGATCGTCGCCGAACCAGGCGACCACCAGGTTCACGGCTGCCAGATTCGGCAGCAGCGCCGCGAGGTGTTCGAGCGTGACCTCCCAGTCGCTGCCGGCCTGGACCAGATGCGCGTTCTCGGTCCCCACCGCGATCGTCCCCCAGCTGCCTTGGGTGACCTGCTTGACGGTATCCGGCTCGTAGCCGAATTCGGTGGCCCCGGGGATGAGATTGACGGCGCGGATCCGCTCCTCGACCCGTCCCGGCAGCACCTTGAACACTTCGAAATTGAGCTGCGGGATCCGGTTGCCGAAGGCCTCCAGCGGCATCCGCTCGAACACGATATAGGCGGTGCCGCGATAGGCCGGTGCGCGGCCTGCCCCCTCCTTCGCCTCGATCAGCGCATCGGGAAGCTGTGCGTCATCGCCCTTGTGGATGCGGAAGCTGAAGCCGCCGAGCCCCACCTCCTTGCCATCGGCCCACATGCGGTTCACCGCGGCGATCTCGCCCTCGCACAGCGCCACCGCGAAATTTGCGTAATAGCGATAGGTGATGCGGGTCGATGTCGCCCCGTCGATGAAGAGAAAGCCGCCACTTTCGGTGGTGTCCTTGTCGATCACCTCTTCCAGCCGCGTCGCCCAGATCATCTGCCCGCCGACGCGCACCCGGCCATAGGCGCGGGGGATGGGAGCGCCCTCCGTGGCCGAGAGCACATCCAGCTCGGTGAGCCGCGGACCGACCTGCGTCGAGCCCGAGCCGCCGCCGAACAGCGCGTTGTCGATGGCGCTCCCCGCCACGGCAGCGCCCACCTGCAGGAGGGTCGTGCCGATGGTGCTGAGGCCCATGGAGGAGCCGAGCGCCGAGGCGGCGGTGGTCAGCAGCAGCGATGCCATGGGGTCTCCTGAAGCCTCAGCCCATTATGAACACGCCGGCCAGTCGCCGCTGCCACCACGTGCAGAACGCGACCTCCGAGACGCAGATGCCCTCATGCACATGGATCATGCCGTCGGGCCCGGTCAGCAGCGCGGCATGTTTCGCCGCGCAGCTCTGCCGCCAGCGGAAGACCGCCACCATCCCCGCCTTGCGGGCGTCGGACGGGACATGCGCAAACTGCGCGGCCAGCCCGTTCAGCAGCGCTTCCTCGCCCCCCGTCTCGGCCCAATCCTTGGAATAGGCCGGCAGCCGCTTTGGTTCACGGCCGCCGATCTCCCGCCACACCCCGCGGATGAGGCCGATGCAGTCGCATCCCGCACCGCGCAGGCTCGCCTGATGGCGGTACGGCGTGCCGAGCCAGCCGCGCGCGATCGAGACGATCTCACTCGCTTTGGGTGAGGCTGCCGCCATCGAGGCCCTGATCGCCGACCGAGGGATAGGACATGACGAAATCATTGGTCGGCATATGCGGGAAGCCGCGGAAATTGACCCCATTGCCGAATTTCGCCCGGCATGTCGTGAAGCGCTTGTCGCATCCCGCCTCCACCGTGAAGTGGTCGCCCCCAGCGATCGTCCCGGCCGGGCCGATCCACAGCTCCAGATAGACGGCGCCCGCCTCCAGCCGGTGCGTCTTGATCTCCGAGACGACCCCGACATTCGCGCCCGTGGTCCAAATCAATCGGCCCTGCTCGAACCAGCGCGGCGGGAACGTTTCGAGCCCGCTGGCATCGAGCCGGCGATTGGCATGGACCGCCGCCACCTCCCCCACAGCGCGCAGGCCGTCCGCATCGAGATCGACGCCGCAACGGCCATCGCCCAGCACGGCATCGCAGCTCACCTGATAGAGCCTCCCCTGGGGCCGGTTCAGCCGATGGGCGAGTCCCCGGATCTCGGCGGTGAAGCCATGCAGTCCGCGGCGCACCTCGCCCAGATTGCCGTACCGAAGTGCTACCCACTGGCTCGGATCCGCCCAGTTCACGCGCAGGATCTCGACCTCCGCATCGTCATAGAGACCCGCAAGGATATCCGGCTCGGTGATTGCTGCGGCGCTGAGCGCTCCCTCAGCCTCCGTGGTATCGATGGACAGCCCCAGCCCCGAGACGATCTCCCCGGCCGTAAAGCCTGTGCCCGCGGCATAGACGGTCCCCTCCACCTCGAGGTCACAATCATGATCGGTAAAGCCCAGGACCAGGCCGTCGCGGCGGGTCAGCTTCCAGCACCAGGCCAGAGTCGTGGCCCCGCTGTCGAGATGCGCCTGCAACCCCGCCTCAAGCGCTCTCATATCCTGATCTCCACCAGCGGAATGGCCGGGATCTCGCCGGCCTGGAATGCGGTCAGGTTGATCTCGAGCCGGTCGGTGTCGAAGCGCACGGGCGTGTCGAACTCGAAACCTGCGGTGAGTGCTGCCGCAGCCGCCGGCGCCACGGAGAACGTCACCAGCCCCGTTGTCGGATCGACTGTGAAATGCATGCCGGCCACCTGTTCGACGCCGCCCACCGCCACCCTCACGGTGCCGGCAACCGGCTTGGCGATCACCCGGACATAGTGGATCCCGCCGGAATTGTAGCGCTTGACCAGCGGGAAGCTCGTCTGGCTGCCGGTGCCGGTTCCGAGCGACTGGTCCGTCGCCGTCACCCCCGCCCCCGGCGCCTTCGAGGCAAAATCCGTATGATCCTTGTAGCGGAACCCGTGCAGCCGGCCGTTGCGGGTCTCGAAAAAGGCGATCACCGCCTGCAGATCGTCCAGGGACTTCACCCCGTAGCCCGCATTGTATCGCCGCCGTGAATGGGCCCAGCGCGCATTGCGCTCCTCGGCCCCGGAGCCGAGCACCACCACATCCGTCCGCCGTTCGGGCCCGCCCGATGCGCCGAAGGAAATGGCGGTGGGAAACCGCACCTCATGAAACATCGCCCGCTCCGTTATGTGCCTGCCCGCCGGGTCAGAGGTTGCGCCTGCCGCGGGTGAGGGCCCGCGCCAGCATCACGCCGATCTCTCCTTGCGCCCGGCGGAACCCGTCCACATCGGGCGAGGTCACGTTGAAGGTCACCTGCACGGGCCCCCCACCGCCATCGCTGCGGACCCCCAGGCGCCCATCGCGTCCCCGCGCCAAAGGGAGGATGGCTTCCGCTCCCGCCTCGCCCATGAGCCCGACGCCGCCTTGCATGGGAAACAGCGTCGGGCTGCCCACCACCCCACCATCGGCGAAGGCCTTGAGCCGGCCGCCGGAAAAGGCGTTGCCTTGCGCGTTCGCCGTCAGTCCGCCCAGGGCGGCGCCGAAGGCCTGGCCCAGCCCCTGCGTCAACGGCTTGAGCGCGGACGTGAGGCTCTGTCGCGACAATGACAGCACCAGCCCCCGCAGCACCTCGCTCAGCGATTTGCCGCCGCTCGCCGCATTTGTGAAGGCGCGCGTCAGCGACCGCTCGAACCCGTGTGCGAGACTGCCGATCTCCTTGAGCTCGGACTTGAATTGCGACGCATCGAGGCCGATGGCGACCTCGACGCTGTCCACCCGCTCTGCCATGGCTCACTCCTTCATGTCGGGAAATCGCGCCATCAATGCCTCCAGAACGGCCCGCTGCGGCGCCTGCCGCGGCGGGACGACAAGACCTGCGCCGTCCAGCACCGCCATCAGCTCCCGCGGCGTCATGGCCCAGAAGTCCTTGGGCGCGATCCCGGCCCGGCCCATGCCGAGCGCCATCAGGCGCGGCCATGGAAAGCGGCCGGTCGCGCTCACCCTGGCTCGGCGCCGAAGGTCGCCTGCAAGAGCTCCGAGACGATCGAGACATAGCCGACCGCCCCGCCCTGCGCGGTCAAGGTCGCGATCTCCTGGTCGCTCACGGAGTTCCCGGCACCGCGCAGGCCGGCGCCGATCAGCCGGATTGCGTCGCGCGCCTTGATGCGCCCGCCCTCGAAGCGTTCGGCGAGCCGCATCAGGTCGATGCCGCCATAGGCGTCTTCGAGCTCGGCCAAGGCCCCCAGCGTTAGGCACAGCGTATAGGATCGCTCGCCGAGCACCGCCTCGATCTCGCCCCGGTGTCGATTGGCCATGTCCCTCTCCTCAGGCAGCGGTGAAGGTGAGGGCGCCGGCCGATTCCAGCGCCAGTTCGAAACTCATTTCGCCGTCATGCGGGCCGGCATAGTCCAGGGCGGTGATCTGGAACGCCCCCTCGATGGTGCCGAAATCGGGAACCACCACCTGCCAGTCGCGGATCGTGTCGGCGAAGAAATACGAGCGCACCGTAGCGTCCGAGGCCTCGTCCTTGAAGATCCCTGCACCGCGCACGCTCGCCGTCCGCACCCCAGCCCCGCTCAGGAGCTCGCGCCACTGCCCGGCGGACTCCGCATGCGTGACGTCCACGGTGCGCGCATTGAGCCCCAGGCTATGTGTCCTGAGCCCGGCGATCGTCACGAAGACGCCGCTCCCAGTGCTGTCGACCTTGAGCAGCAGGTCCCGCCCCTTCTGTGCCGCCATTCCGCTCTCCTCTGTCCGATTGATTACCCCTGCTGCCGGCCGGCCGCCTCTAGAGAGGCTCCGTCACGGCCCGCACGCGCATGACCCCGTGATAGGTGCGTCCATCCGGATCGCGCAGCGCATGCCAGAACACCGGCCGCAGATTGACCAGGCGGTATCCGTCCAGCGCCGGCAGATCCTCCTCCAGCGCCGAGTCCAGCGCCCCCATGATCTCCTGGGTCTCGTGGCGACCCTTGGCGCGCGACCAGATATGCAGCGTCACCTGGTGCTCATGGCCCTTGCGCGTCTGGGTGCTCCAGTCGCTCGAGCGGATCTCACCGATGGTGACATAGGGAAAGCCCTGGGGCTCCCCCACATCGTCGAGGATCCCCGCCTCGCCCAGGAGCGAGATCATCTCCGCCTGCCCGCTCAGATGTGAAAACAGCGCCTTCTGCAGCGCCAGTGCCGCGCTCCCGCTCATCCCTCGCCTCCCCCTCTGATGATCTCCAGGATCTGCCGCCGCACCGCCCGCAAGGCTGGACTCAGGCGGGGCGCTGCCGGCCTGGCCAGGGTGCCGAACTCCGCGGCAGCAGCGTCAGGATCCCGCGTGCCGATCATCACCCGCCCGGCGACCGGATCGGCATCGATCCGCAGGTCCCGGAGACCCGAACCGCGCGCCTCCTCGCCCACCAGCGCCCCCAGGCGCAGCAACACATCTTCCGCCGACAACCGGTGCAATCGTGCCTCCAGCGCCCGCGTTGCGGCATCGAGTCCTGAGATGCGGACCGTCGGCTTCATGGCGTGAGCTGCTCTGTCGCAAAGCAGAGGAGCTGCCGTCCGCGCTCCTCGGGATCGAGGAGGCTGACGACCTCGAACACCCGGCTGCCCTTCACCAGGCGCATGCCCGGAACCATGTCGGTGCGGAACCGCATGCTGATGCGATGGCTCACCATGGCTCCTGTCTTCTCGTTGCGGAACCGCTCCTGATGGCCCGCCGGTTCGATCTCCGCCCACAGGCTGGCGACCGGCGACCAGGCGAGCGTTGCGCCACCGGCGCCATCCGGCGTCCGGACGGGCGCTTCCAGCGTCAGCCGGTGGCGCATCATGCCGATCCGCTTCACAGCGCGAGCGCCCGGTAGGGATCGACCAGGGCCCGCACCATGCGCGGCACCTCATGGACCGGATCGCCCAATGCGGCCGGTTCGCGCTGTTCGAACCAATGGGCGACGAGCTGCAGGATCGCCAGCCGGATCGGCGCGGGCACCGCGGGGGCCGTGTCCCCGAAGCCCGCCGTCAGCTGGATCTCGATGCCCCGCAAGGCGCGTCCCGGCAGGGGCCAGCCTGCCGCTGCACGCGGCCGCAGCCGGGGGCGCGACCCTGGATCCACCCCATAGATGTCGGGATCGACGAGTGTCGCCGCATCGTCATCCCCATAGACTTTGACCGCATCCACGGTCTGAACCGGGCTCACCGGGAGGGCGACGACGCCACTGATCGGCCATTGGTCGAGGAACACCGACCAGCCTTGCGTGATGAACACCCGCCGCGTCGCGCTCTCCAGATGCACCCGCGCCGCGGTGATCAGGGCGCCGATCATCGCATCTTCCTCGGCGCCGTCCACCCGGAGATGGGCACGCGCCTCCTCCACCGTCACCGGCTCGATCGCCGGTGGCTGCGTACAAATCGAAACCATGTCCTGTGCCTCGCCGACAAAGCCTCTCAAGGATGGGGCGCGGGCCGCCGGGTCGCCCCGATCGTCCCGCGCCCCGCATCGTCACGTCCTGACGGGGGAGGAAAACGTCAGGGCGCGCCGAATTTCAGGAGCTTGATCGCATCGAAATCCTGCACCCCGCCGCCCACGCGCTTGGTGGTGTAGAAGAGCACATAGGGCTTGGCCGAATAGGGATCGCGCAGCACGCGCACGCCCAGCCGGTCGATGATGAGATAGCCGCGCTTGAAGTCGCCGAACGCCACCGACAGGCTGTCGGCCGCCAGATCCGGCATCGCCTCCGCCTCCGCCACCGGGAAGCCCATCAGGCTCGCCTGACCGCCGGCCTGTGCGGCGGGCTGCCAGATATAGTTCCCGTCCGTATCCTTGATCTTGCGGATCGCCGCCTGCACCTTGCGGTTCATCACCCAATGGGCGTTCTGCCGGTAGCCGGCCTTCAGCGCATAGATCAAGTCGATCAGGATGTCGGAGGGATTGGAGGCCGGAAAGGCGCCGTCCACCCCGGTCAGCAGGAAGCCGAGAGACCCCCAGGCCCAGCTGCCATTGGCGATGGTGTCATGGGCGAGGAAGCCCTTGGGCTTGTTGGTCCCGTCCCCGGTCACGAAGGCCGTGCCCTCCTGCTCGGCGAACACGGTGCGCACCTCTTCGGCGATCCACTGGTCGATATTGACCGCACTGTCGTCGAGCAGGCTCTGCGTCGCCGCCGGCATGGCATAGAGCTCCGTCGTCGGGAACTCGAGCTCGGCCAATGTCGGGGAGTTGGTCTGGCTCCGGGACGCTGTTTCCCCGACCCAGCCGGTGGCGGCCCCGGTGGTCACGAAGGGCTTCTTGTAACTGCTGCCCGAAACCTGCCGCACCGTGGAGATGGCGCGGATGGGCGACACCTGCGCCAGCAGCCGGCCGATTTCGGTCTCCGTCTGCTCCGGTACCAGATACCCTCCGTCGGGCCCAGAGCCGACCGACAGCGCCTTGGCTTCAAGCGCCCCGAGCCCCTGCACTTCGCCCTTGCGGATATAGGCGTTGAATGCCGTCTTGTGCTCGCCGGCATGGGCGTTGCGGAGTTCGGGTCCGTTATCGCCCAGCCGCGGCCGTGCCGACTTGAGCGCCAGTTCGTCCAGCACGCGCTTCTGCTGGTCGAGGGCGGCATTGATCCGCTCGACCTTCTCCTCCGTCACCACGTCCTGGCGGAGCTTGCCCTCCACTTGGCCCAGCCGCTCGTCATTGGCCTCCTTGAAGCTTTCGAAGGCGCGCATGAACTCGCCGAAAGCCGTGGCGATTTCCGTCGGCGGCGCGCCGGCGACCTTGGTCTCGAGTGCTCCCGTCTGTAGGCTCTGCATGGATCCGTCCTCGTTAGTTAGGCATGGATGAAACGTGCCGCCGCCCTCAGGCTGTCGGCGGAAAGACCGGGTCTGTTCACCCGCGCCGCCTCCAGCAGCGGGAAGGTGACGAGCGAGATCTCCCAGAGATCGACGGTGAGCAGGCGCCGCTGACCGCTGCCGCGGTCGCGGACGGCCCTCACGGTGCGAAAGCCGATCGACAGCCCGTCCAGCGCGCCCATCCCCACCAGCGCGCCAAGCTCTGCGGCGCGTCCGGTCTCGGCAAGACGGCCGCGGACCCTCAGGCCGCTCGCGTCTTCGGCAATCATCTGCCACACCCCGATCGGCTGGGCCGGATCGTGGTGGAACAGCATCTTGACCCCCTGCGGACCGCGCCGCCTGAGGCTCGCCGCGAAGGCCCCTGCCGTGACCACGTCGCCGCCGCTATCGGCCACCCCGAACAGGCTGGCATAGCCCTCGATCTCCAGCATAGCCCTGTCCCTCTCGCCCGATATGCCGCTAGCCCGCCTGGGGCCCGTACCCCACGGCGGCCCGCTTCTCGTCCTGGCTGAGGAAGTCCGCGGCTCCGACGCGCGCCCACAATCCCTCGCGTTCGGCGGTCAGGGCCTCCACCTGGTCGGCGTCGTACCAGAGCCTCAAGGGGTGGCCGAAGCCCGGCGCGAGCCATAGCGTCAGCGCCCGGGCCGTCCGCCCCACCAGGGGCAGCACCGTCTGCCGCCAGAACACGCGATTGGCTTCGGCGTAATTGGAGAAGGTGTTGTCGCCGGGAATGCCCAGCAGCATCGGCGGCACTCCGAAGGCGAGCGCGATTTCCCGCGCCGCCACGTCCTTCGCCCCGATGAAGTCCATGTCCTTCGGGCTGTAGCCCATGGATTTCCAGTCCAGCCCGCCTTCGAGCACCAGCGGCCGGCCGGCATTGGCGGCCCCCTGATAGGACTGCTCCAGCTCCTGTTTCAGGCGGCTGAACTGCTCCTCCGACAGGCTGGCGCCATCGGCGCCGCCATAGACGAGCGCACCCGAAGGCCGCGCCGCATTGTCGAGCAGTCCCTTGTTCCACGCCCCCGCCGCCGAATGCACGTCGATGGAGCGCGCCGCCGGCTCGAAGGGGCTCAGCCCGTAATGGTCGTTGCTCGGATTGAACAGCCGCAGATGCAGGATCGGTCTCTGCCCCACCGTCCTCTGGTCGAAGCGCACCGTCTGGCCCGAGGCCGTGTAGTCGAAGCCGTCCGGCCAGCCATTCGGCCCCGCCACCACCTGCATCCGGTCGGGCCGCAGCGCATGGAGCTCGCGCACCTGTCCACCGATGCTCACCGCTTCCAGATAGCTGTTGCCGGCGGTCTGCAGATAGCCATAGGCGAGCTCGAATAGGTCGACGCCGCTCGCCCCGGGATGCGGGGCGGAGAGCAGGTCCAGCAGCGGATGCTGCGTGAGCTCCCGCTCGCCCTCATAGAGCAGCCAGGGCACCGACGCCGCCGCCTCGGCGATCATCCGCACGCAGCGATAACCCACCGCGTTCTGAGTGAAGCCTTCCCGCGCCAGATCGGCATAATTGCGCGGCGTCCAGACCGGCTGGCCCTGCACATGCAGCGCAATGAGCGGCCCCGTGGCGCTGCGTTTGACATCCGGCGCCATCCTGGCCTGGCCGGCCACCAGCTTTCGCAGGCGTTTCAGCATAAATGTGTCTCCCGATGAATGGATGCCGGCCGAACCCGCTTCAGAGCGTCCGCACCCGCGGGGTGCCCTGCCGCCCCAGCATCAGCTCCGTCAGTGCCCAGACCAGCGCATCCGCCCGATCCGGGCTGCGGCCAGAGCTCTCGATGATCGCCTCGAAGCTGCACAGCTCGTCCTCCAGGTCCGGCAAGCGGCCCACATGGCTCACCCGACCCTGCTCGTAGAGGGCGGCCACCGGCTCGGCGCGCATCTGCTTGCCGCGACTGGCCCTGACCGAGCGGAAGGCGATGGAGGCATCCACTTCGCGGATCACCGCCTCCACCATGTCGCCGCCCTGGTTGACCTCGGCGATGAGCCGGTCGGCTTCGAAGGCGTGATAGATCTCGACGGCCCGCCGCGCCCATCGCGTGGGAGCGACACCGCCGATGGAGCCGTCCTGCAGCACATAGGCGCGTCCGTCGATGCCGAGGCCCGCACAGATGATGCCGCAGGCATTGGACTGGGACGTCCCCGTGGCGGGCGGATCCACCGCCACGATGCAGCGTCGCAGTTCGGGCGCCTGGCTGACCCGGGCCTCCTCGATGTCGCTGCGCTTGAACAGCGCGTTGGGATCGTCCTCGATGAGCTCGCCCTCGAGCTCCTGTCGGCCCAGGACGGTCCCCTTGTATTTTCGCTCGATCACCGCGAGAAACGACGGTGCCAGGTTCTTGGCGTTGTCGCGCGTGGCCGATCGCGTGACCCGTGTCCCCGGATCGGCGATCAGCTGCCGGATGAGCGGCACCGGCCGCGGCGTCGTCGTGGCCACGACCCGTGGATGCGCGCCCAGCCGCAATCCGAATTGCAGCATGTCCCAGGTCTCCTGGGCATGCCGCCATTTGGCGATCTCGTCGCACCAGGCGACATCGAATTGTGGTCCCCGCAGGCCGTCCGGCTCCTCGGCGGAGAACAGCTGGGCGATGGCGCCATTGCGCCAGGTCACCGTCCGCTTGGAGGGCTCGAACACCGGGCGCTCCCAGCTCTTATGGATGTTGAGCAGACCGGATTCGCCCTCCACCATGACCGATCGCACATCCGCCAGGGTCTGCCCCACGAGCGCGATCCGACGTGCCGGGGCATCCCGGAAGGCCAGGTCTTCGCTGACCTGCTTCTTGATCCATTCGGCGCCCGTTCGGGTCTTGCCGGCCCCGCGCCCGCCCAGCAGCAGCCAGACGGTCCAGTCGTCGTCGTAATGAGTGATATCCGGCGGGAGCTGGTCGGTGCGGGCGGATGAGACCCAGTCCGCATCCAGGCGGATGATCTCCCTCCCCTTTGCCAGCCCCAGCTTTTTGAGGCGCTCAGTCGGGGACAGTGAATCCAAACCGATCCGCAAGCTCTGCACGGAGGATATGGATCGCCTTCTCGTCGGGTTCAGGAATCACGTCCTTTCGCCCTCCCGCATTGATTTCCAGGTCGACCAGCTTGTCGACGGTGTTCGCGATCGTGGCCATGGCGCGCGCCGAGCGCTCCGTCATCACCGCATCGTCCGGGTGTTTCTCGTTGATGGCGGCCAGCTGCTCGAGCTGGTTGGTGAGCACCTCGAGCATGCGGGTCCGCACCTTCCGCAAGGGCAAGGGCTTGCGCCGCGGCGGCCCTGCGGGCGGCGACGGCCGGCTGCGCCACATGCTTTCCAGGCCACCGCGTTGCGGCCAGCTCTTCATGTTGGAGTGACGGTAGATGGTCGCCGTCGAGATGCCGAATCTCAGGGCGATGGCCCTCATGGGCTCGCGTGTCATCACATAGGCATGCTCGATCGCTGCCCAATCGACATCTACGGTCAT